AAAGCGGCCGGGAACTACACGCTGTCGCTCTTCAAAGTCGGGATGAAGGCCATTTATTTCTGCAACAACGTGCCCTATGCCTACCCGCTGGAAATGGGGCATTCCACACAGGCACGGGCGGAATGGTCCGTATAACCGCTGCTGAGTTTCAACGCTTCTTTGAGGAAGCTATCAAGGAGGTGTCCAGGTGAGTCCTGATACTGCATCTGCACTGGCCGCCAGATTAGGTTCTGGGCCGATGCCGAAGGCATTTCTGTTGCATGGGAGAACGTGCCGTTTACACCTCCTGCTAACGAGATGTACCTGGCCGTTCACGATATGCCCGTTACGCCGCGAACAATCGATCTCGGCTTGCGCTGCCGGACTTATTCTGGCGTGTACCAGATTAATGTCGTGGCGCCAGCCAGCTCCGGCCGCACATCCGTCGTTGCCCTGGCGGGCAGAGTAGCGGAATTGTTCCCCGAGGGGCTGGAAATTGCAGGCAAAGACTTTACCTGCTGGATTAGCAGCACGCCTGGCATATTCCGCGGCGTCCCTACACCTGTGTCCTACACCGTTCCTGTCAGCCTGAATTATCGGGCAGACATTACCAGCTGATTCCCTCTGATGTCCCACAACTGACCGGCCTTGAGCCGGTTTTCCCGTTTCTGAAGGAGAAACCATTATGGGCTTTGCACTGCCTAACGGCGCTCATGTTTATCTGGCGTCGGGCTACGGCCCGGCCATTACTTTCACCGGCGCGACGAATGCTGAGCACGCGGTGATCACCGTTAGCGCCGCAGACGATATCGCGGTCGGCGATATCGTTCACGTGAACTGCAACTGGTCGGGTATTGATAACGTTATCGCGAAAATCGACGCGATTGCGGAGAATGCTGTCACTCTTCGCAACATCAATACCACCAACAAAAACAAATACGCTGCGGGCGGTGGTTCCGGCTCCATTCGCAAAATTGAAGAATGGACCGAACTGCCACAAATCACCGAGGTATCGAAATCTGGTGGCGATCAGAACACCACGCAGATTCAGTTCCTCAGCGATGATCGTCAGCGCAAACCTGAACACCTATAAATCCGCAGTCTCTCAGACCTACTCGATCGCGCATGACTCCACGCTCCCGGTATACCCACTGCTTCGCCAACTGGATGAAGACGAAGAGACAGTCGCAGCGTACATGTACGTGCCGAAGGCGAAGGAAAACCGTTACTGGGCGGCCACGGCGTCCTTTGATGATACGCCAACTACTGCAGTTAACGAGGTAGAGAGTGAGTGTGGTGCTGAACCTGCAGTCACCGGCGATGACGTTCTACAAGGTGACTGACGCTGCCGCCTGACCCGTCAGAGCTTTCACCATTCCATGCCTCCCATCACGGAGGCTTTTTTTCGTTAAGAGGTATCGATGGCGACCAAATTCACTCTTCAGCCCAAACCAACATTTAAGGCCAATGTCTCGATCCCCCGAGCCGGCGATGAGGATGGCGTGCTGACGTTCACATTCAATCACAAGCCACTCAAAGAACTGGCGGATCTGGAGAAAATGGAAGGCAAAACCGCCACTGATTTTCTGATGGAAATCATTGCTGGCTGGGCACTTCCCGATGCATTCAACGCGGAAAACCTGTCGGTGCTGCTGGAAAACTATCCGGCGGCAATGAAGGCAATCCCGGAAACCTACTACCGAGAGTTGATGGGGCAGCGCGAAAAAAACTAATAGCGGTTGCCTCTGCATTCTATACGCCTGAACCCACAGCGGCAGACCTGGCACCCTATGGGCTTACGCCGGATGACTACGACGATCAATACATCGACGTCTGGCCAGATGTATGGCCTTCATTCCTGGTGTTTCAGGCTGTCAGCACGCAGTGGCGCACGGGCATGGGAGGCGCATCAGGTCTGATTACAACGTGCTGCCCTGGGTGATGCGCCTACACAACGTCGACGACGAGGCAACCGCGCTTTCGGACATCCGAATCATGGAGAGCGCCGCACTAAAAGTTATGCATAAAGAGAGGGCGGAATGAGTAACGACATCGCCACGATTTCCCTGCGCGTAAATACCACTGAGCTGGAGCGTGGTAACCAGGCACTGGATCGCTTTCAGGAGACTGCGTCCGCCGCGGCAGGTAAAGCGGATGACCTGAACAGTACGTTCCGCGGCATCGATAACCAGAAGAAGAACAGCGAAAGCCTGAAGCAGCAGCGTCAGGAACTGCAAAACCTGCTGAATAAAATCAGCCCTGTTAACAAGGCGCTAGACGAGCTGGATACCATTCAGGAAAGCCTGTCTAAATTCCGGAACAAAGGTTTGGTGGTGACGAGGATTTTACTCGTTACAACAGCGTGCTTGAGACAACCCGCGCGAAACTGGCGCAGGTCATGGAATCTGAAACAGCAGAGGGCCGTGCTCGCATTGAGCAGGCACAGGCAGCGCAACGGGCAGCTGCCGCAGGCAAAAATTTTATCGACTCACTCGAGGACCAGGTTGCAGCTATCGGAAAAACCCGTGCAGAGTTGCTCGAACTGAAGGCGGCCCAGCTTGGCGTGTCGGACCGCGCTGCGCCAATGATTGCCCGACTAAAAGAGCAGGAAGAGTCCTGGAAATCTGGAGCTATCAGTGCGGGGCAGTACCGTAATGCCATGCGTTACCTGCCAATGCAAATGACGGATATTGTGACTTCACTGGCCTCCGGTATGCCGGTTTATATGGTCGCTATCCAACAGGGTGGTCAGCTGCGTGATTCCTTTGGCGGAGTGGGTAACGCGCTAAAAGCGATGTTATCCATGGTAACCCCGGCACGTGTTGCGATTGGTGGTCTGGCTGGCGCTGTACTGATTGCGGCAAAAGCGGGATCGGACTACTTCACAGCCTATGACGAAATCAATAAAGCTATCATCCGCACCGGAAACATTGCCGGTACGTCAGCGCTACAGATTATGGCATCCTCCCAGTCAATCTCTGCTTCAACTGGGGCTACGGTGGGCACTGTCCAGAGTCTGATGACAGAACTGGTTGGTATGGGCTCAATGACCCAGCAACAGCTTGAGAAAGCTACCAAAGCGACAGCGCTGGCAGTTGAAACTGGTATTGTTTCGGCTCAGGACATTACCAAGGCTTATAAGGATATTGATAAGGATCCGGTTAAGGCTCTTCAGAACCTTAATGAGCAATTCAACTTTCTCACCGTTTCACAGCTTAAGCACATTGACGAGTTAGTTAAGCAGAAAGACCAGACCGCTGCCGTTACTCAAGCTATGGATTTGTTTGGCGACACGATGGCAGAGCGCGGAGAGCAGGCTTACGACTCGCTGACACCATTTGGCCGCCTGTGGCTTGATATCAAGGGATGGGCGTCTGAGGCTATGCAGAGCATCGGTCAGTGGGTGGCTGAACTGGCATCAAACACGCTAAAGGAATTTAACGCAATTTATTACAGCGTAGCGATAGTTTTCCAGAAGTTGAACCAGATTATTTCTTCTTCTATCGCGGCTGCGATTAATCTCGTTCCTGACTGGGCGAAAACGGATACTTTGCAGGGATGGCAGGACTATAACGAAAAAATGGCCGGAGCTTATGGTAACAGCGTATCTCAGCTGAAAAAGGATTGGGACGCAGCTGACATTAGCGCAGGCAAGTACCTCGATACATCCCGCAAAATAAGCGCCGCGACCACTCAGAAGGATCGGGAAGCAGTCGCTTCGTTTGGCAAAAAAACTAAAACAGGAAAACAGGGTACTGTATCGGCTGGCGACCGCAGTACTGACGCTGCTCAGGCCGAATTGCTGGCGCTTCAGGCGCAGTTGCGTGCTCTTCAGCAGCATAAAGGGCTGAACGACACTATCAGCCAGCAGCGCAAAGATCTGTGGACGACTGAAGCAAAATTTCAGATGCTGGAGGAGGCCTCGCGTTCACGTTCCCTGACAAAGCAGGAACAATCCCTGCTGGCGAGTAAAGACCAGGTGCTTCAGTTGGCACGGCAGAAAGCCCTGTTAGGTGATCAGATTACCGAACAGGAACAGCTGAACAAGCGAATGGATACCTCGCAGAAATACGTCACGCAGATGGCAGAGAAGCAGGCTGCTTTGGTCGGTGGAGCTGGAATGAGCGATCGGTTAGCTCAGCGTGAACTCGCGAAAAGTCAGCTTGCCGCAGGTTGGGTGAACGCCGGCGGTTCTCTGGAGGACGTTGGTTATCAGAAGCAGTTCAAAGCGGCGAATAATTACTATGCCGCAGAGGACAGGTTGCGTGGCGACTGGTTGACCGGCGCGAAAAAGGGCTGGGCTGAATTTGAGGACTCCGCAACCAATGTTTACTCGCAGTTCAGACGATTACCAGCAATACGTTCACCGGGATGGCCAGCACGCTCACTGACTTTTTTACTACTGGTAAATCTAACTTCTCTGATTTCCTGTCTACTTTCCTGAAGGGCATCGCCCAGATGCTGACGCAACTGGCTTGGTTAATGGAATGAAGTCAGCCTTTGGTGGCACGGCAATAGGTAATTTCTTGGAATACAGGCATGGTCTGGCGGCTTTATTCCTGAGTACGCTAATGGCGGCGCTGTTGGCTATACCGGGATGGAGGAAAATCACAAAGGTGTGGGTCATCGGGAATCGTATCACAAGAAGGCTACCAGTGCGCTGGTGTCGGTAATCTCTACACGCTTATGCGGAGCGCTCAGGGGTATGCAAACGCGGCTACGTCGGAAACGCACCGATGTACGGATTACAGGCTGCTGTTCAGGAATGTGACGGTCCAAACGTCTGTTGTTGTGCAGAACCAGAACCCGCAACAGCAAACAAACGCTGGTAGTGATGCGATGTCCCGAGCCTTAAGCAAACTATTGATCAGTCAGTGCGCGAAGGTATTGCGAAGCAATTGAGGCCTGGAGGCTCATCTGGAATGCTTCCAAATCACGATAACCGCTCAGCGGTTTTTTTATGCTTGGAGAAGCATGACAATCGAAACATTCACGTGGCGACACAGATACAGGCGGAATGGAAGGATCGTTCAGCCTTAAAACGCGCTCTGCAACCTTTGGAGACGGCTATGAGCAGATCGCCGGGGAAGGCATAATCCTGAAAAGCAGTCTGGCTGTAACACCACGGGGAAAAAGCGGACATGCTTCAGGCCTGAAGTTCTTTCGTTCTCACGTCACCAAATCATCATGGAATCTCCAGTTGGCGAAACAGGGCTGTATCGTATCGAGCCGAATCAATCAAGTCACGCCCTTATCCAGCAAAGTCATAACCATTTCCGAACATTCAAACAGGCGTACGCACCATGATCACAGCAGACTATCAAAGCTTGAGCCCGGAAACAAAGTCCGGCTTATCGAAGTTGATGGCTCTACTTTCGGAGTGATGATGTACTGCGATTTCACGCGTACAACCTCCCGCACACGGAAGAGGAAATCGCCGCCTCTGGTGGTGATGAATCAAGCTGAAGGCGAAAAGCATTGGTGCAGGGGAAGATATGCCGCCTGGCCGTATCAATTGAAGGGCTGAAGCATCCACAGAAGGCAACAGCGCCCAGCCAACGCTGACGTTGCAGATATCGAAAGCAAATTACAGCGCTGTGCCTTGCCTATGACGATATGCTACGGCGAAAGTCACTATCCATGACACCTATTCGCACTATCTCGATGCGAAAAACTTCCCTGCAGGTAACGCAACAGCTGATCCGCAACAGGTCAGAAAACGAGTTTTTACATTGATAGCAAAAGCAGCGAAATTCCGGGCGAAAGTATCGAATTCGTACTCGATAGCCCGATGTCGTTACAGGGAAGATGATCCTACACGTCAACTTCATTCTCTGTGTACCTGGTGTATCCGGATAAATATCGTACCGGCGACGGCTGCGACTATACCGGAACCCGCTATTTCGATAAAACAACAACCCGTGAGTGCCCCCTCTCTGGAGAATGCAACGCACGCTCACGGCCTGTAAGCTCCGGCATGGAGACGGCAACGAACTGCCGTTCGTGGGTTCCCGGCACGTCTTGATCAGGAGCTGATATGCGTCAGAAACCATCGATGCGATTATGCCCATGCTGCAGCTGAGTATCCTCGCGATGTTGCGGCGTGGTGGCGCAGAAAAGTCGGGTGGAACGCTATTCCCATGCCGTAATCTGGCTGCCGAACCAACGGAACAGTTTCACCTTTCACCAGAAGATTACGCCGCTGCTGAAGACTGGGGGACGATAACGGAATCGTACATAGTCACCCCGACGCGACGACACAGCCAAGCGAACTGGACAAGGCTCAATGCGATGCAACGTTGCTGCCCTGGCATATTGTCAGTTGCCGGAAGGAGACTTTCGAACCATTATCCTCGCGTTAAATTGCCGCTACTCGGGCGCCCGTTTGTGCTCGGACACTATGACTGTTGGGGCTAGTGATGAGCTATTTCCGGCAGGAGCACGGGATCGAACTTAAGGATTACCGTGTAGATTATCCTGGTGGAGAACGACTACCCGGACAACTTCTATCAGGATTGCTGGTACGAGTGTGGTTTCCGTGAATTCGACGGACCGCCGAAAACAGGCGATATGGTGATTATGCAGGTTCAGGCCGATAAGTGGAATCACGCCGGATCCTGCTGGAGGGCAATATACTGCTGCACCACTATATGGACACCTCAGCCAGCGAGTACCTTATGGAGGGTACTGGATGGAAAGAACTATGAAAATTGTTCGTCATAATACACTTTTTCATTGATAATGAATTTCAATGTCAATACAGTGGGCTTCCTTGTGGGAAATAAATTTAAATATTGTCACAATTCAAAAAATAGCTGTTTTTCTACCTCTTACAATTGGTGGATTCCTTTTTTTAATAGCTTATTCAGTTGTTCTATGAATTTATGGGCCGGGAGTGGTTATCTATTTACAGGTCTCGGTCTGACCATTTTTTTTGTAAGATGGCTGTTATGGGGGGACTTTGATTTTACTTCTGGCGGAGTGATGTTAACAGTTGGGTTTGCTTTAGGGATAATAAGTGTGTTTACAGGTTCAAAAGCACTCGACCCGGCATACAACAAGCTGAGAGTAGACATATACAGCGTGTTTGTGGAAGCCTCGCTAACTTGTAAGGGGGGCAGCCAACCCTACATTAATGCCGCACGTTCTTGTGGTGTTGCCCCATATTAGATATTATGGATTTGAATTACCAGCTAGCCAAAGCTCGTTATTTGAATCCCACAGCTTCGATTGTTGATGGTGTTTACCATTCAACAGATGGTGTAAAGGTAGATCCTTGTTTAGTTAATTATTATAAATTATCTTCACAGTGTCCCGATGCATTTGTTCAATTGAAGATTGACCATCCCGAATTAACCTCCCTGAATACTTCAAACAGTGCTCATCTCTTTGGGGAATGATACGTGGTTGGATAGGAAGACTTTTTTAATTCTGAAATTAATACAAATGGAACATGTTCCGCAATGCATTCTCAGCCCACTATTATTGGTGGGCTTTTCATTGGAGTCCATTACTCATGAATGTTGTTTCTGAGGGCTTCAGAACTATTCGTCTTTATGGTGTTCTGGGAGCTACTTTTGGCAGGGAGTTCAAACTTTCCGTTTCTTCACCAAAAGAGGCCATCCGCGCATTGTGCGTTATCGTGCCAGGCTTTGAGCGTTTTTTGAATACCAGCAAGCAGCGCGGCCTAACCTACGCTGTTTTCAGCGGTAAGCGTAACCTCTTAAACGATGAGCTCAGTATGGACAGGAGCCCAGAGGAAATCCGCATCGCGCCGGTGATCATCGGCAGTAAGCGAGCCGGGGTGTTTCAGACAATCCTCGGGTTGCCCTTGTCGCTGTTGCTGCGTTCGTCACGGGAGGGGCCGCGATCGGGATTGGTGGTACCGCTTTCGCTGGTGGATGGGGCGCTATGGCGGGGATTGGGGCATCAATGGCGATCGGCGGCGTAGTCCAAATGCTTTCTCCACAGACAACCGGGCTCGCCAGTAAGCAATCTGCGGATAACCAAGCCAGCTACGCCTTTGGTGGAGTAACAAACACAACAGCCCAGGGGAATCCGGTACCACTTCTTATGGTCGCCGGCGAATCGGCGGCGCGATTATTTCTGCCGGGATTTATGTCGAAGATCAGCAATAAATAAATACCTTCTTTCAGGCCACCTTCGGGTGGCTTTTTTTATGGGCGCAATATGGCAACTGCAATCGCTATAAAAGGCCGCAAGGGCGGCAGCTCAAGTTCCCGAACCCCTACAGAACAGCCTGATGATCTGCAATCTGTAGCAAAGGCAAAAATCCTCGTTGCACTAGGAGAGGGGGAATTTGCAGGGCAGTTGACGGCAAAAGATATCTACTTGGACGGAACGGCTCTGGAGAATGCTGACGGCTCTCAAAACTTCAGCGGCGTTACGTGGGAATTTCGCGCGGGAACTCAGGCGCAAAAATATATTCAGGGCATACCCGGTACCGAAACGAAATCAACGTCGGAACTGAGGTATCGAGCGCTACAGCGTGGACGCGCACGTTTACCAATACGCAGCTTTCAGCGGTTCGCCTGCGCCTGAAATGGCCTTCACTTTTCAAGCAGGAGGACGACGGCGATCTGGTCGGTTACTCGGTTAATTATGCGATTGACCTGCAGACGGACGGCGGCACATGGCAGACGGTACTCAATACCAGCGTGACCGGCAAAACGACGTCAGGTTACGAGCGCAGCCACCGTATTGATTTACCTCAGGCTGGCAGCACCTGGACAATCCGACTCCGTAAGATCACGTCTGATGCCAACAGTGCGAAGATCGGCGACACGATGATGCTGCAGAGTTTCACCGAGGTAATTGACGCCAAATTACGCTATCCAAACACAGCGCTGCTTTATATCGAATTCGATTCCAGCCAGTTAAACGGCTCTATCCCGCAGATCTCCTGCGAGCCCCGCGGCCGCGTTATCCGCGTACCGGATACTTACGACCCCGAAACCCGCACTTATAGCGGTACGTGGGCTGGGACATTTAAATGGGCCTGGACCGATAACCCTGCCTGGATTTTCTACGACCTGGTGGTTAGCGACCGTTTCGGACTTGGGATCGTCTTACAACGGCCAACATAGATAAATGGACGCTCTACCAGGTTGCACAGTATTGCGATCAAATGGTACCGGACGGCAAAGGCGGAAGTGGTACCGAACCACGTTATACCTGCAACGTGTACATTCAGGAACGCAACGACGCTTATACGTCCTGCGTGATTTTGCTGCCATCTTCCGTGGGATGACCTACTGGGGCGACGACCAGATTGTGGCGCTGGCGGACATGCCGAGAGATGTTGATTTTACATACACGCATGCGAACGTTATTGATGGGCGCTTTACCTATTCCAGCAGCACCACAAGAACCGTTACACCAATGCGCTGGTGTCTTGGTCTGATCCTGATAACGCTTATTCTGATGCGATGGAGCCTGTTTTTGAGCAGGCGTTGGTTGCGCGTTATGGGTTTAATCAACTTGAGATAACTGCGATCGGCTGTACCCGTCAGTCAGAAGCGAATCGGAAAGGGCGATGGGGGATCCTCACCAACAATAAAGATCGCGTTGTTACTTTCAATGTAGGGGAAGATGGCAACATTCCGCAGCCTGGATATGTAATCGCTGTAGCGGACCGAAATCTCTCCGGGCGCGACCTGGGTGGCCGTATCTCTGCGGTGAATGGTCGCGTGCTGACGCTGGACAGGGCGCCGGATGCTTCGGCAGCCGACAGGATGATTGTCAATCTTCCATCGGGTGTTTCACAGTCACGCACCATTCAGTCGATAACGGGCAATAAAGTGACCGTTACGACCGCTTACAGCGAAACGCCTGTGGCTGAGGCCGTGTGGGTCATTGAGTCTGATGAGCTCTACGCACAGCAGTATCGCGTTATTACGGTAACTGATAATAATGACGGCACGTTCACAATCGTCGGTGCAAATCACGATCCGGATAAATTCGATCGCATTGATACCGGAGCCATCATTGACCAGCGGCCGGTGAGCGTGATCCCGCCGGGCAACCAGTCGCCGCCTGCGAACATCGTGATCAGCTCGTTTTCTGTGGTGCAGCAAAATATCAGCGTCGAAACGATGCGCGTGAGCTGGGACCAGGCGCAGAACGCTATCGCCTATGAAGCGCAATGGCGCCGTAACGACGGGAACTGGGTTAACGTACCGCGCAGTTCCACCACGTCATTCGACGTCCCGGGGATTTATGCCGGGCGATACCTGGTGCGCGTGCGCGCCATCAATGCCGCAGAAATTTCATCTGGATGGGGCTATTCAGAAGAGAAAACGCTGACGGGTAAAGTGGGCAATCCACCGAAGCCGGTTGGCTTCATCGCTTCTGAAAACGTGGTATTCGGTATCGAGCTGAACTGGGGATTCCCGGCGAATACCGACGACACGCTGAAGACGGAAATTCAGTACACCCTGACCGGTACCGAGGACGATGCGATGCTGCTGGCCGATGTGCCTTACCCCCAGCGCAAATATCAGCAGATGGGTCTTAAGGCTGGGCAGATTTTCTGGTACCGCGCGCAGCTGGTGGACCGCAGCGGCAACGAATCAGGTTACACAGAATGGGTGCGCGGTCAGGCCAGTATCGATGTGTCCGACATCACCGATGTGATCCTTGAGGAGATTAAAGACTCGGATACCTTCAACGACCTGATCGAGAACGCGGTGGACAGCAACGAAAAAATTGCTGGCATGGCTAACGATATCAAACAGGCCAACGACGAACTGGAGCAGCAGGCGAAGGATATCGCCAAAAATGCCCAGGACGTCTGGAAGGTTCAGACCAGCGTTAATGAGCTTTCCAGTACGGTCGGGAATGTTTCGTCTTCACTCAGTCAGCTCGAGCAGACCGTTGCGACTGCTGATACCGCGCTGGGCCAGCGAATCGACAGCATCAGCGTGTCTATGGACGGCATGACGGGCGGGGTGAAGAACTCTGCAATTGCGATAATTCAGGCCAACCTCGCTCAGGTGGCCACGCGTAAAACCCTTTCTGCATCGGTCGCCGGCAACAGCGCGAATCTGGACCGCATTGATGAAGTGATTGTCAACGACAGGGAGGCAACGGCGCGCTCGCTGCTGAGCCTGCAGACGGACGTCAACGGCAACAAGGCATCCATCAACAGCCTGAATCAGACGTTCTCCGACTATCAGCAGGCTACGGCCACGCAGATAAACGGCATTACGGCGACCGTGAACGGGCATACCTCCGCCATCACCACTAACGCTCAGGCGATAGCCAACGTTAATGGCGACCTCAGCGCGATGTACAACATCAAGGTTGGTGTCTCCAGCAACGGGCAGTATTACGCCGCGGGGATGGGGATCGGCGTGGAGAATACGCCATCCGGCATGCAGTCGCAGGTTATCTTCCTGGCAGATCGCTTCGCAGTCACCACGGCGGCCGGTAACAGCGTGGCCTTGCCGTTCGTGATCCAGAACGGGCAGACATTCATCCGGGCCAGCTTCATCCAGGACGGCACCATTGAGAACGCCAAAATCGGCAACTATATCCAGTCGAATAACTATGTGGCTGGTTCTGCAGGCTGGAAGCTTGATAAGGGCGGAACGTTCGAAATTAACGGCGTGGCCGGGGCGGGAGGATGCTGATATCGAGCACTCTCATTCGTATCTATGACAGTAACAACGTGCTGCGCGTCAGAATGGGGTTATGGTAATGCCACAGGGTTTGCAATGCTGGGACAGTGCAGGTCGGGTTGCAGTGGATTTAAGCGATTACGCGATCCGTTACATGGGCAGCGCAACGGTTTCGCTTGCTTCAGGAGAGACGTTAAAAAATGTCGCCTTTTCTGGCGCAACGCAGGACGGGACGTTTGTCACCATCGTTTCAACTGGCGTGACTGTAAACGAGTATTTTTGCCGCGCTTATAACGGCGGCTTTACTCTCTACTATCTCCCCACGGGTGGAAGTGCCGCAATCACTCTCAATGTTGAGGTTTATAACTTTCAATGAGCGGATTCGAAGTTTACAACAGCGATGGAAAACTGCTGGTGGATTCACAAAACAGATCGACCCTGTTTTATGATCAGCGCACGCTTGGTGCCGTCACCGATAAAGGCGCCTACCGCGTTAACAGCCCGTTTGGTGATGGCAGTACGCTCGGCTTTACGCAGCAGTCATTCTGGAATGACGGCCGTTTAAGGTGGCTGCAGCTGGGTACGAACAAATACGGTTTTCCTGGGGCTGATATGCTTGAAGATAATGCTGGAAGCATGATCCGAACTGCGCGAAATATTGGCATCCAGAGCGGCTATCTCGATGTGTTTGATAGCGCCGGCAGCCTTATCTGGAGTGCAGCATCAGCCTCTAAGATGCCGAGAGTTGTTGGGTTCTTTGACGTACCAGCGAACTATGACCTGCAGAACAATACCTTTTCAGTCAGTTTAAGCTTCAACCCCTGGATTTTGATAAACAACTGCCCGGGGAATCTCAGCGATGATGGCACGGTTGTGGGGTATTCAGGTGTGGTTCTCAAATGGACTGGCTCACAGCTGCAGGGCAGATATATATCAAAAAATCAGCGCAACTGGAGCCAGACGTTTCAGGGACGGGGCTTAAGAATCCCCATCGCTCAGTTTGTTGGAATTTGACACGGGAGGAACGCGTGGATAATGAGTCGCGATCATATCTTGTTTCACGCCCTTTGCTGAATTAAAGCGATAAACCACATCCAGCTTATCCGTTTTTTTATAGCAAATATTACTTAACCGTTTATTAATATGGCGGCTGAATATTCCGTTGCTACTGTCTGAAATAATATCCACCTCTCTGGTGGCACAGTCGATATTAACGTGAATATCGCCACCCAGCGATAAACGAGCGGCATCAACGGGATAGTCCATCTGGAATGCGTTATCTATGTGTTTGTTCGTACATCCAGCCAACAGCAAAAGCGCTGCAGCAAATAAAAGTTTCATTTCAACATTCCTGTTTATGCGGGAACTTCCATTTTATTTGAGTTTAAAAATAGTCAGATTGATATGAGCGATCAATTTTAAATGATTGATCGCTTTTAACGATCGTTATTATCGTGAGGTAGTTCATGCTTTATAACACCGGCACCATCGCAATTAACGGAAATACCGCAACCGGCACCGGCACAAACTGGACAGCACCCGCCAGCCATGTGCGCGCTGGCCAGACGATTATCGTGATGTCCAACCCCGTACAGATGTTCCAGATTTCATCCGTGAACAGCGCCACGTCAATGACGGTCACGCCAGCTGCTTCGCCAGCGCTGAGCGGCCAGAAGTATGGAATCCTTGTGTCGGACAATATCTCGGTCGATGGCCTGGCCCAGGCCATGTCACAGCTCATAAAAGAGTACGACGAGAATATTGGTGCGTGGGAGACGTTCGCCACTACCTCAGCAAACCAGAGCATCACAGTTACTATCAACGGCACCCCTGTTACGATCCCCGGCATCGGGAAACTGGCGCAGAAAGGGAGCAATGGTGCGCTTGCAATCGCTGACGGAGGTACCGGGTCAACAACGGCTGAAGGCAGTCGCACAAACCTCGGTTTGGGAAGTAGCGCGACGAGGAACGCCTACAGCACCTCCGGGGATATGCTTTCCGTTGGTGATTTTGGTGTGGGGGCTGTATTACCAAATGGGGCGAGTATCCGTACACAGAATGACACCACGCCATCAGGTTTTTATGGGTCAACGCAGGATGGAAACTCAGAAATTGGTATTAATACTGACCTGACCACATTAGTCATCAACCGCGGCGCCAGGCCAACCCGTATTCATCAGTCTTACACTTACAGAAAAACGTGGTTCTCTTATTACAGCGGGAGTGCATGGGCCTATCATGAAGCCTACACAACAGGTAACACAACAAAGGCCAGTGATGGCACGCTTAAAGCTGCTTCTCCGGTTGCCCGTATTGTAGCGAGCCAGGAAGCGTGCCTGCGTGCCGATATAGCGGAAGATGGTTTTGTCTGGTGCGGCTGTGGCACGGCGAACGCAGAAGCCGAGGGGATAACTCTTTCTCGCCTTAATGTAGGTATCTACCTGCTAACTGGCTCGGCTGGCCTGGCGTCTGAGGGATGGCAGCTCCTGCCGCCAATGGACCCAGGAGGTATGGGGGAGATGGGTATGGTTGAGGCAGAGCAAACCGAAATGGACGGGCTGATAATCCGCCTGTTCAAGCACAAATACATGTTGAGCGATGAAGGTGAGATCATCAAAACCAAAGGTGAACCGATGGACATACCAGCGAACAGCTGGATCGATGTTCGCCTGGATATGCCTGAAGATTCCCTGTTTAACCAGCAGATGAGGCAGGAGCCGCAGCTTTAGTATCTCCCTCTAAAGTTCTGACGCGGATTGCCAGCGCTTTGATTGCCGCCAGCGCATCGAGCACAAGAGGGTTAAGGTCGAGCGTCATTTTCCCCGACTCCTCGGCTGAATGAACATATTGGGGATCTATCTTTTCCAATTCCTGGGCAATAACTCCGCGGCGAATGGCTTTATCTTCATCAGCAAGGTAGTAGAAGGTCTTAAAATCCATTGCCTCGATGTTAGACAGCGATTCGTTTAAATCCAGATCCCCCGTCACCTCCTTAAAGTTAATGTCCGATGTACCCGCTGATTGCAGCTGCGCCCACGGCACTGATGATTTTGGTGTTTGTGGGTCAGTGGTTGTAAGAAAGCGGCTGAATACCGCACTACCGGAAGTAATCCACAACTGTGCAATTCGCTGGCCGGTGTACGAACTCTGGAACCCACAACCATTCGCAGGAGCCCACAGAGTATTGCCATCAGCATCACTGATGAAGGATGAACTGGCATCTGTGGGCTTATTTTGGAGAACCGAACCAACCCCAAAATCACCAACGGAAAGCATATCCCCGGAGGTGCTGTAGGCGTTCCTCGTCGCGCTACTTCCCAAACCGACGTTTTATAGATTGCCCTTTGGGGGCCGGGCCGATAACTTCATCTGATTTTTTTGTGAAAATTATTGGATGAAAAGTATGCAAATTGGCTACGTAAGGGTGTCAACAAATGACCAAAACACGGATCTTCAGCGACAGGCACTCGAACGCTCAGGATGTGAACAGATTTTCGAAGAAAAAATGAGCGGAACTGTGGCGAACCGACCGGCGCTTAAAAAGCTTCTGAGAACGCTGAACGAAGGCGATACGTTGGTGGTGTGGAAACTAGATCGTCTCGGGCGAAGCATGCGAAATTTAGTGCTGCTGGTGGACGAACTCCGTCAGCGTGGCATCCACTTCAAGAGCCTCACGGACAGTATTGATACATCCAGCCCAATGGGGCGTTTTATATTTCACATCATGTCAGCACTGGCGGAAATGGAAAGAGAGTTGATCGTTGAGCGCACCCGGGCAGGATTAGCTGCCGCGCGCGAAAAAGGGCGAATAGGCGGAAGGCGTCCGAAGCTTACCCCGGAGCAATGGGACCAGGCGGGCCGATTGATTGCGAACGGTCTGGACAGGAAGCAGGTAGCGATAATTTATGACGTTGCCGTATGCACGCTTTATAAAAAATTTCCCGCTTCAAAGTCGGCTTAATTTTGCTCACATAGAATTGCGGCCCTAAAATTTACAAAACTGATAATTTGAAGCGACGTAGAAACTTAGAAACGAAACGGCGAAGCTTTAATCAGCTATGACAGACCCTCTGTCTTGCGTGCATACCAAAATAAAACTACTGTATATAAAACAGTGTTTGAGGTGTGCATTATGGAATTTATCAGGCCTACAGAACTGCGAGAAATTATTACTCTCCCGCTATTCAGTGACATAGTACAGTGTGGTTTTCCAAGCCCCGCAGCGGATTACGTTGAACAGCGCATCGATCTCAATGAGTTACTTGTAGCTCACCCGAGCTCAACATACTTCGTCAAAGCGGCGGGTGATTCGATGATCGAAGCCGGGATCAGCGACGGTGATCTGCTGGTGGTGGATAGCTCGCGCACGGCTGAGCACGGTGACATTGTCATTGCCGCGGTTGAAGGGGAATTCACTGTTAAGCGTTTGCAATTGCGTCCCACTGTTCAACTCATCCCAATGAATAGCGCCTATAACCCTATCATTGTAGGCAGCGAAGATACGCTGGACGTTTTTGGCGTTGTTAATTTCATCGTGAAATCCACGAGCTGAGGATGTTTGCACTCTGTGATGTGAATTCTTTCTACGCATCATGCGAGACGGTGTTTAGACCTGATCTAAGGGGGCGGCCAGTGGTCGTTCTCTCAAATAATGATGGCTGTGTAATCGCACGCAGCGCAGAAGCAAAAGCGGTCGGAATCACCATGGGGGAGCCATTCTTCAAGCAAAAGGAGCTTTTCCGGCGCGCTGGCGTTGTTTGCTTCAGCAGCAACTATGAGCTGTATGCTGATATGTCGAACCGGGTAATGTCGACGCTTGAGGAAATGAGCCCTCGCGTTGAAATTTACAGCATCGACGAAGCTTTTTGCGACCTGACTGGTGTTCGTAACTGCCGGGACCTGACAGAGTTCGGTAAAGAAATTCGCTCTACCGTTCTGAAGCGTACACACCTGACAGTCGGGGTTGGTATAGCCCAGACAAAGACACTGGCTAAGCTGGCAATCATGCCGCCAAAAAATGGCAGCGACAGACTGGCGGGGTGGTTGATTTATCCAACATCGACCGTCAGCGGCGGTTGTTGGCTATTGTGCCTGTGGAGGATATATGGGGCGTCGGCAGGCGCATCAGTAAGAGGCTGAATGCCATGGGCATTAAAACGGCTCTGGATCTATCAGAACAGAGCACCTGGATTATCCGTAAGCACTTCAACGTAGTACTCGAGCGAACGGTCCGTGAGTTACGTGGAGAACCCTGTTTAGAGCTCGAAGAGTTCGCGCCGACTAAGCAGGAAATCGTCTGCAGCCGATCGTTCGGCGAACGGGTTACTGAGTATGAACAAATACGCCAGGCTATCTGCAGTTATGCGGCCCGTGGTGCTGAAAAGCTACGCGGCGAGCATCAGTATTGCCGTTTTATCTCGGCATTTGTTAAGACCTCTCCCTTTGCGCTTAACGAGCCGTATTACGGTAATAGTGCTTCAATGAAGCTTCTCACCCCTACTCAAGATTCCCGCGATATCATTAACGCAGCGGTAATGTGCCTGGACAAAATATGGAAAGACGGTCACAGGTACCAGAAAGCCGGAATTATGCTGAGTGACTTCTTCAGCCAGGGTGTGGTTCAGCTTAATCTTTTCGACGAGAATGCGCCGCGGGTCGGAAGTGAAAGGCTGATGGAGGTGCTCGATCACCTGAACGCAAAAGACGGAAAAGGAACGCTCTACTTTGCCGGGCAGGGCATTCAGCAGCAGTGGCAGATGAAGCGTGACATGCTCTCGCCGCGGTACACGACACGATTTTCTGACCTGCTAAAGGTACGATGATTCTCCTGATGTCTCAGTCCGCTTTGTGCCAGAAGCGGGCATATCCCTTGTGACACGCGTACCATCTTAATTTCAAGTTAGCTGCTTGAAAACAGGCAGTGTAATTACTGCTGGCCCACTGCCGTTAATGCGACAAAACCACAAAACTTATGCCTTACTCCACAGTCTCTTCCATCCTCTTCTGGCCATAAAATGTCCAGCGAAGCCAATCATAGAGCCAGTTATAGGCCAGTGTGTAGGGCAGGAAAATAGCACCAGCCCGATTTCAACAAAGAAGGCATCGATAAGCGGCAGGTTGAGCAGAAGCATAGCCACCGGCGTTAGAGTGACAATCAGCCCAATCTCAAAGGCAACGGCATGCAACACCCGAAATAATAAACTGCGTTCAAACGCGTAGCGTCGTTGCAGCCCGTCGAAAATTTTATTGAAGATGAAGTTCCAGACCGTTGCCGTCAGGGCTGAAATCAGCGACAGCATGCCGGACTGGAGCAGGGATACCTGTAAAACGTAAGCGAGAAACAGGGCAATAATGATATTGGCGAGCAGTTCGAAAAGAACGGCATGAAAGATTCGCTCACAGGTACTTTTGTTTAACTCAACTTTCATAAAGCTTAATTCAGCTCCTGCTGGCACTGCTTAACCATTGCCATTAGCAGCGATTCGGTCTGCTTATCGTCTTTGCCGTAGAACATATCGATGTCGCTCTGCTTGTTAAAAGCGCTGATATCGAGCCAGGCCACAACCTCGCCATCCTGATTCAGCAGATTAAACCGCCTGCTACCACCGGGCAGCGGATCGTCCTCTTCCAGCCGCAGCTGCTTAGCTGTCGCCTGCGTATCCAGACACTGCCAGGTTCTTTCAACGCTCGCCGATACTAAAGTTTCTTTGAGCTTCGGGGAGAAGCCCACTCTGCCCATATCGGCACATCCGGTCAGTAACCCCAGCCCGATGGCGATCGTCCATTTCCATTCTTTAAACATTTTATCGTCCCGTTTTGTGATGTTCAGCGGCATTAATAATAACAGCACTGCGGCAACCTCACATAAACGACCGTAAATCAGCCCGTCTGGTAAAATTGATTTTTCAGCATCCAGCCGGGTGTCGCTGGATATACAGATTTTAGGCGTACTGAAAGCAAATAGCTTTAGAGGGGGATGTGAATAGTGCGAAACGGTAAGATGATCGATGCGCAACCGTTTCAAAAAGAGCTAACGTCCGCTTCTCGCACAAAGCAGACGTTTAACGGAGTTAGCTTGTCCGCTGCGTGCCAAGAGCGAACATTAATGTCAATGTTGTCAGGTAGAGGCACACCAGAAATGGCTGCCTCCTGATAAATTGGCGTTATTTTGGACGTTATTTTTCATATCCGTATAAATTAATCTTACCCGACAAGTACTCGCCTAAGTATACTTCACTGATTTTACTGAAGCCTTTCTTTGTAACTTCATTTTCTAACCAATCATTGTCTTTGTTGAGGATTTCTAACAGATCATGGTTAGCCAAACCGTCCACTATAATGGGGTAACGTATATTTTCATCGCCACTTTGTATGATGGTTAATTGCCCATTCTGTTCGAGAACGACGCGTTTTAGTTGTTCTATCTCATAAATCCCATTTGCCCTTAATTTGAACATTAGGTCATTTGCAGAACACCGTTCCGTAAACACTCCTTAACATTAACACTGCCATTATGTACTAAGGTAATCGGTTTTCCATCAATTATTCTTTTAATTAATCGATTGTTTTCTTTCAAGAATTTAAGAGCGAAGACTAAAAGAGTCCATATGATTAGGACCAGAATAAATTGAAGTACTGTTATAGAATCGTTGTAGATTACGCCTCCTATAATTCCTCCAAGCACGTAGTTTTGAACTTGGTCCATTGCAGAGGAGGGGGCCAGATTTCCTTTCCCCATAAGATTTATTTGAACAATTAAGCACAGTATCCCCAGGCCCAACTTAATAATGATAGGTAAATAAATTATCATTTCCTCACCTCAGTTTTTTATTATTTCTATCTCTGGGTTTACCAACGAAACCGCTACTAAATTGTATGTTTTTTGATCTGAGCTCAAATTAACACGATAAAAAACATCACTAATTTTAACGACAATGCCATCAGAGAGTTGTAAAGAACTGGAAAATATATCATTTACACTTACATCTTTTTTTTGTGATAGGAGTCTAATAAAATTAACCAGTTGTGAGGATTGGGAATGTATATTTGACTATCAGTATAATCAGCATACTGAACTCCAGAAATAAAGAGCAAAAACAAGAAAGCTATGATTGTTAAGTCACGATATTTAGTTTGCAGGCGATGACGCATATACAGGCTAAAAGCAACGATCAAGATAAATAAAGTGCTAAATATAACTATATATTTTAAATAGTCATTGATATTAGACTGCGTTTGTAGATAATCTATACTATAAAATTTCATAAATGTTAATCCCTAACCCTCAAAATCACATTTCTATTATAATATAACAATGCCATTGTTTGTTATTGTGTTACTTAGCAGCTAATTATTAGCTATCAGCTGAAATTTTTCATTATCCTTAAGCCAACTATAATGACTTGCTTGTTATTACTCAAGTCATATCAATGTTAGTAACATTCAGAACTTCTGTTCTTCGCTCGTGTCGGGCATTAATCATTCTTACATACAGGTTACTCAGTACCGGAAAAAGCTTTCAGAGTATTGATAATCTTATAAAAGACTGATTAGTCGGAAGTAAGAACTCGGCTTACTTCGAGCCCAACTTGTTGTCCATAAGAAAGCTCCAAAGTATTACCATCAGGGTCAGCGAAGAAACGTAATAACCGACAGGTTGTCCGGCATCTTCAGGCTCTTTCGTAACACGCCCTCAGCTCGAGCCATACCTGTTTTCCTGTCAATTTCTTCTCGGTCGGCACAGGCAACACCCAGATGGCCGAAATGACCCAACGGGGTGTCAGTCACTTTGTCCGCCTGAACTAAAACCAGCGCAAATGGGCGAGAGTGATCACTCAGCCATGCCACTTTACGTGCATCAGGAACATCAGGTTCGCGCCTGTGGACAACAGACATACCGGCATAGCGCTCATAAAACGCAATACTTTTATCTAATTCTCTTACGACAAAAGCGACGTGCGTAAAACCAACATCTATCTCTTTCATATTTATAATTTACCTATCCAGAGCCAATAGCTTTACTCTAAAACCTTAAGTACACTTAAGGTCAAGATATTAAACTGTCTCTCATCTAACAATTTTTTAATGTACGCTTCTCGCTCATAACTGACGGGATTGCTCTCAATGAGTGTTTCAGCAAGCCCCCCCCTTAATTAACTCTGGCCCCTGATTTTTGACATTACCGACGGCTCGCGTTACCGCGTGCCAGATAAACTTGTCGGCGGGCACTGTACCGTCGGCAATTATCTCCTCAGCTTCTTTTCCGCCTACATCCTGACGCATCCATTCGCGCGCGGCTTCAGGTAACAGAACCAGCGGCCGGCGGTCGTGAATATCGACTAGGCCTTTGTCAGCTGCAGACGTCACTATCAGAAATCCTTCCGCTTCATCGCCGCGCTCAAATGGTGTGCTGCCGATCGATGCCATGAATATTGACTGGCCGTCGGCGCGGTGAATGAAGTAGGGCTGCTTCTTATCGCCTTCCTTCTTCCATTCGAACCATCCATCCGCAAAGCAGATCGCCCGGCCATGCTGCCAGAGAGGTTTGAACATTCTGCTAGTGGCCGCCGTCTCGACGCGCGCGTTAATCAGTGGCGGCTTACCCCACCACCCGGGCGCGTAACCCCAGAAAACTGGATCAAGGTGCAGTTTCTCGTCGCGTTCGCTCAGCAGCAGGACTTTGGTTCCTGGCACCACGTTGTACCGGCCAATAGGTTCCGGGTCATAGGCAATGTCACGATCGGCTTCGTCGGCCAGGTAAGCCAGATATTCTTCACGGGTTTGTGCTTGTGCAAACGCCCACACATAGAAACCTCCAGCCAGATGTCAGACTTAAAGTATAGGGCAGGGAGAAGAAGGGGGCGCACTGGCTAAAGTTAGGGGCAAATTTAGGGGCAAAAATGCGAAATAGGGGCAAAAAAGGGCACAAAAATGTAGTTCTGGGTAGCTTTAGGGAGAAGTTATTATGCTATAACTAATTGAATTAAATGATAAAACAAATGATATCAATGGGTTGGCAAAATCAGCGTAGCTTATTCAGGTTGTACTGATCTTTCTTTGTATTCGATTGATTATCTTGCATTATTACTACCTTTGGAGCCAATAGGGGCATAGCAGGGCAACATTTTTTCAGCGTGCCGGCGTGTCGCCTGCTCACCATTTCATTCTTCGATCCACGCACCGTAGACGTCATAACCCTTTGCGCGTTTTCATGCCCATCTGGCTGGCTAAAAAGACGGGTTGGCGCTGGCAGATAACATCCAGCAGGCAAAGTATGCCGCGTATGGTACGGATTCCGGCGGCGAATACCAGCACGTTTACTGCGGGGTTAAATCTGGGGTCGATACTTGATAAAGCGTAGCTGGCATTATGCTCTTCTACTGAGGGTCTGGAAGGGCGACGCTATTTGATTATCTTATTTAATGGATAAAAAACGCCCCCGCAAGGAGGGCCAGAGGAGTCTCAGTTCACTTGCTCTTTTTTTATCGATGTTTCCCTGGAGATGGCATTCTCCAACATCAGAGTCCTGAATAGCTTGGCAGTCAGTCAGTAAACATCAAGCATAAGCGGCAGATATTGGGATTTCTTTATGGTGAAACGTGGCTTGAACCTCACATCTTAGGCAGGTCCGGGAAGTGACAGTCTTGACATAACTCATCTGTTGGTGGGCTCGATAACGGATATTTCCATTTCTCCAGGCTGTGTTCTGTCTGCCTCAGATGATTTTATGATATTCCCGGCCTCTTTCAATTTTGTGTAGGTAAAGCCTACCGCCCATAAAAAGAGACGAAAAGGAATATTAAAGCAAAGAGCATGACGTAGAAGCTGACATCTCCTTTTACCGAAAATTGGTAAATTGCAAAGAAGCAGAGTAAGACGAAGGTCGCCAGCGAGGAGAGCGCGATTGCAGAAAAATAGAGATCATGAGCGGGTCATCCTGACGTTAGCTTTGTCAACCATTCTAACCACAGTCAGGGGTAATACCAACGTCCTGCATTCACTGTATTTATGGGGTATTGTCGATAAACAATCAAGATGTCAGGTCATGACGACGATTGAGGGCATGCGTCCCCGCGTGGAAATTTACAGTATCGATGACGCTTTTAGTGACTTAACCTTCAAAATGGCTGTAATTAGTTGTTAAGTATCAAAGCATTAGAGTGAACGTGTTCACATTGATAGTTTTACCATTCACTTTGTGTGAGAGAAAAAAGCTGGCTAGGCGGTGCATCTTTCACATCATGAATCTCTTTTCTGTATGCATGCCAGCTTTTGAAGAACTTTCTGCGATGCCACATGATTACCTCTTACTACAGCAGATATCTCAGTCATCCTTAACTCACAAAATCCGAATCTGACAGAGTTTTTCGAGAACTCTGTTGCCAGACCTTTCCCCATGCCTCTGTGGCAAAACGATATCCTAAGTTATTAATTAATATATCCGCATAGCGGTTGATACTCAGACCTCCAAAACCAATGATTCTTTCCGGCTATCCTTCAAAGAGATTGCCCAGTTTCCAAAACTGTGAGTTCCCAGTGGTTAATCCAGCGAGCTAAACAGTGTGTGCATGCTGTATGTTAGGATATGCCCTGCCGGATTAAAGGTGTTTGTAGCCGGTCACCATAATTCTGAAAAGGTCATCCAGGTCAGATTTAGTTACAGGACGAAGATACAGTCGGGTGGAGTAGAGTTGCAAAACATTATTCCTCATAAAGAGTTGATTAGCATAGTTGGATAACTGTTTTATAGTAAGGGAAAAGTAGGTTTGCAACACCTCACGCGTCATTTGCCATACAGAGTTGTTGGCAATAGTTGCTTGTCACATTCGTTTAGCAGCAGGAATTTGGTCCCCGGAGCGACGCTGTACCGGCCGACAGGTTCCGGGGCTTAAGCAATGTCGCGATCGTCTTCGTCGGCCAGGTACGCCAGATACTGTCACGGGTTTGAGCGTGCGCAAAACGCCCACACAGAAAGGGTCGTCGGCTTTGCGTTGACATGACCACGGCCAGGCCATGGACTTGGCTGTCCGGGTTATGTCATGATGCACATTAGTTAAATTTTGTATAATTAGATGCAGGTTAACGTAGAGACGAATGGCTTGTATGTTCAGGGGATGAATAGTGGCGTATCTGGATTATCTATTAACGTTATTGAAAGCAATCCGGCGCTGGCTATTGGTTTCAACCTGGTTCTGCTGATTATATCCGGGTTTTTCGCACACCTGATGTGCAAATTCCTTTTGATTAAGATCGTCAGACGTGTATTTTTTGCAAGCCATAAACAGGACGTACCGCTCGAGAAAGATCGTCGCATTGCCGAAAAGCTTTCCAATTTCGTTCCGGTGCTCATCGTTTATTATGTTCTGCAGTTTATGCCGAATATGCCCGCGTCGTTGGTCACGGCCATAAACACCATCTGCGGAATATTGTTCTTTGTCTTTTCGTCGGTGTTTTTCAATGAGATGCTGGATATCGTTAACAGCTCTTATTTACGAAAAACCAAACGCAAAAATCACTCTATAAAGGCTACATTCAGATAGGGAAGATTTTGGTTCACATCATCGCCGCGATTATGATACTCGCGGTGATGTCGAACAAATCGCCTGCCATCATTATTTCAGCCTCGGTGCGGTTGCCGCGTACTCATGTTAGTGTTTCAGCATACGCTGCTTTCGCTTGTGGCAAACGTCCAGCTCTCCTCAAATGACGTTCTCCAGCTGGGAGACTGGATTGAGATGCCGGATA